CTAGGCGCTGACGATCGCCCTCGTTGGCTAGATCATACTGGCCACGATTAAAGAGAGCATTCCAGTCATTGGCCTGCTTTACATAGTTTTGTAGTGCTTTCATTTTAATTCCTCCATCCACTGATTGTAATCCTTAGATAAAAATAATGCCTCTGCATCCTTACGATCGGCAAACCAGTTTGATGTGATTTTGCGTGCATAACCACCTTGCACTGCCCACACGTCATACTTACCGGCGCCAAGCGGATCCATGCGCACCTCGAACCGGATATCACCGGTTGGGTTCCAAATTTTAGCGCAGTCTGTGTTGTAGCTCATAATTTCTCCTGTTGATGTGATCATTATACTGGGTCAGTGGCTCATAGACTGAGCCTATTATATGTTAATTACCTTAGTAAAATCAGGTGGGGTGCCGTCATAGGTTGACAGTCTGAATGAATGCCAACCTGCCTGCTTGGCCTCAGTCACGACCTTGGTGATCTCTTCTTTAGTCTTGCACTGGGTAGAGATCAGCTCTTCCATAAAAGGGCGAGCCTCACCCTCCCTGATCGCGTAAATTAATATCTCGTTAGCCATATTGCCTCCTAGAATGTGTATTTTGGGTTAACGCCGGCATCTTTTTGATACTGGTTCCACTGGGCGTTAGCCCTGAAATTGGCGATGCGCCATACCTTTTGCCAGTCGGCGATGCGCTCGTCACTGCAAAAATCTTTGACGGCGCGCTTTTCGTCGCCACAAAAATCCCTAGTGTTGATAATTAAATCGACTGCATTGTCGATTATTGCATTTGATATATAGCTCATGGTGGCTCCTGTATTGGTTTGGGTTGATTATAAGGCATTGCTACCGACCTAGGGGTTGCTAGCCTAGGAAGAGGTGCCTTGGTCATCATCAGTGCACGCATCACGTGCAGACGCCTTACGGCGTTTCGACCTGTTATTGGAAGTTAAAAAACTTATCGATATCAAACGCGCCCCACTCACTGGCCTTGGGCCCGATAAGCGTGCCCTTGTTGATATCGTGGTTAAACACTGCGACGCAGTCCTGATCGAGCTCGGCGCAGAGCACTGTAAGCGAGCCGACTGGTTCGAAGTAGGTGACGACTAGGGTCACCTCACCACCATCTTTTGCGACTGCGATGTCGCTGATGCCTTTGAGGTAGCGGATCGCGACGCCGATGGTTTGGTCGACTGTGTTTTGTTTGCCGGTGACTGGGTTATCCAGTCCGATGTTGATTGTCTGCATATACTCTCCTGTTAATTAGTCGATATTAATGACTCGGCGGTCTGCTGTCAATACTAGGTGGTTGCCGAGCTCGTCGGTGCCGATGGCAAACACCGGCACGCCCCTGAACTTACCACCACGCAGGTGTTGGGCACGATACGACAGTGACAGGCTACGATCGCTCACGCCGATGTTAGTAAACCCGCCGTCAAGCAAACTATTTAGGAACTCAATGGTCAAGATGCGGTTCTCACTGCCTTTAATCTCAGAATGTTTTTGTCTTGGCATATAGCCTCCGTGTTGGTTGGTCATCATCAGTGCACGCCTAACGTGCAGACCGGATCGCTCCGGTTTCGACCTGTTACTCGTAGCAGATACCCTCATCAAGTGCTATCTGATAGGCATCGTCGTGACCTAGTGTTTTGACTAGCTCGTAATCATCATTTTGAAACTCGTATATCTCAAGACTAAACTGCTTGGTCTTGGGGTTGTATTCCAGTACGTCTTTATCATCAATCTGCCATGTCATATTGTCACCACACTGCTCAGGTAACAATCTTGCAGGTACTACTTTCTTTTGATCGATTAATTTAAGGACTGTGAATTTTGCCATGGTGTAATCTCCTGTTGGTTAGTTAGTACTGCCTCGAGCACACTGTAAACAATGCGCTCTGAGCATTACTATCATACAGCGCAGTATGTTGCTAGGTTAAGTGGTTATGCTAGACCACACTCTTAGCCAAGACTATTCGGTTTGCTTGTTTGACTAGCGAACTAATCGTTTCGAGGCGAACCCCGTTTCCTGCTTGCCTACTTGATAACCTAGCAACATACTGCGCTGTATTGCCCACTGTTGCGACAGCCTACGCCGTGGGTATCTCTTCGTCTAGGTCTGTTTCTATATCCTAGGTCTGCCACATGATTATACAGGCTGGTACTTAGTCACCTGTTGAGTGGATTAGCCACTGCACTTCCGATACCCTCTATTGTACAGACCTTTTGAATTAAATGTAAACAACTAAATAAAATACCCGACTAAACTGTGGGGGATTGTGGGATATTGTGGGTTGGCAGATTGCCTAACATCTCGCCCACCCCACCTCCCCACTCTCGCGCCCGCGTAGCCCTTTGCCAGCGTGCCTCAGCGTCACCACGCCACGATCGCAGACCACTTGATACCTAACCATCAACTCGAACCAAAACGGCGCTATGACCCGATTAGACCCCTCTAATCCGTCAATAGGTGTTTACCCTAACAGCCAGCTAAGTTAGTTAGCACTTACTAACTTAGCACTCAGGCACATCGAGTGCTGATAATGGGGACAGAGTGGGCGCTCGGCCATGTTAGTAAGTACTCACTAACTTATATGTTAGTACTCACTAACATACTGGCTACTTGGCAGGGGGGCGCGGTGCCTCGATGTTAGTGAGCACTCACTTACATCAGCGCGCTAGAGCTGTGCACCAATCTGGTGCACGCGCACCAAGACAGTGCATTTGTGCACCAAAATGGTGCACGGGGGCTTTTTTATATTGCGATGCACCAATTTGGGTCCCGTGGCCAGGCCGGCGGCTGGGGGCCCCACAGACCCCAAGCTCGTTCCATTCCCCACAAAAACCGACTTTCTAAAATTTTTTTTTGTAAATTTTGTATAGTAAATTTCACAATGTGAAACGGAATGCTGTAAGTCTTTGATAGTCGGCGGACTTGACGGGGTTGCGGGGGTTACTTTACTATTTTTACTATTTTTAAAAAATAAAAAATAAAGATACACATAAACTGGAATTAACCCCGTCAAGCCCGTCAACCCCGTCGCTGCTGCGAGCAAAATTGATAGTTAAAAACTATCGGGGCTATATTAATCAAATGTTTGCATTAGTAGTTGTATGAACGAATATGTTTATCAGATCCAGGGTGCCCTAGAAGATTCCAATGGAAGACTTAGGGGGTTTCGTGTCCTGGTCTGTGATCTGAACTACTTTGACTCTGCCGACGCGCCAGTTGAAATATTGGACAAAGAGACGGCTAGGTACATCGAGTTTCGTTTAAAGGTCTGCGAGCACCTGGACATTAACCGGCTGCCCGTAGAAATACAAAACAAAATTAGGACGCCGTTAGGGCGTTGGTTGGACCTGTGGGTCCTAGATAATTTTTATGGCAATACTAGCAAATCAAAAAGTCCTGACCCTGGACTATTGGAAACCGGCAAACAAAATCCAGCCGGGTGACTACCTGTTTGACCAAAATGGTAAGCCGGTACGGGTAAAGTTGGTACAGGAATACTTCTCAGAAGATTGTTATGAGGTCATGTTAAACGACTACCTGACAATCTCTGGTGACAAACGCCTAGAATTTTTAGTGGAAAACTTTAAGTACCGGCTGCGTGCTATAACATACAAAGGATACCACCCCTTTAGGCGGCCACTAAAGCCGATGAATGTGGAGACGTTGCTAGATGGTGACCTGAAAGACGAGACAAACTGTAAGATCTACTCGATTCCTACCACAAAACCCATCGAGCTACCCCACCAGACCCTACCTGTACCTCCGTTTGTGTTTGGTTTTTGGTTTATAAACCGCAAACCTAGCAAATTTTTTACGACAACCCCGTCGACACAGGAAGAAGTAGAGCGCCAGCTCAAAGATTTTGGGTACAAAGTCAAAATTCGTAAGACAATACACAACGGTTGGCGGCAGTTTACCATATCACCGTCTATAGAATCACAATTGGCGCCAGATGTTCCAACAAAAATACCGGCAAACTACTTGCTAGCGGACAAAGAACAGCGAATTGAACTGCTGCGTGGCATTTTGTTTGCAAAACCGCGCCAATATTCGCCACGTAGGGACCTGTTTAGGTTTTCTACCACACACTACGGCACGGCGTTGGCAATTCAGGGCCTGGTTGAGTCGCTGGGTGGCAAGACTAACCTCGCGTTTACAGAAAAAAATAGTACCTACACGCTAACTTTTAAAACTCGGTTGAAACTGGTACCTAATCAGGTATCTAAACCGATAAAAATACACCAGGCGCGTAGGTATATTGAAAAAATTACAAAGATCCAGCCACAGACCTGTGTTCATATTGAGACAGACGGGCCGGATAACAGCTATCTCGTAGGAGAGGGTTTTATTTCATGTCGTTAACACCAAAACAAGAACTTGAATTAAAGAAGTTCGCACAAGCACGCACGCACTGGCCTAAGGACCAGCTCGAGGCCGCCATTTGGCAGGTCAAGTGGCACCTACAGGCCCTACCACACCAACGGGAGCCAGACGATGGCGAATATGATACGTTTCTTATGCTTGCCGGTCGTGGATCGGGTAAGACGCATACTGCCAGCCATTGGATTGGCATTCGTGCTTGGCGTTATGACAACACCCGCTGGCTCGTCACCGCTCCCACCTCAAACGATATACGTGCAACTTGTTTCGAAGGGGACTCTGGACTTCTCAATATCATTCCCCCGTCACTTATTCGAGACTACAACAAGTCCCTGTTTGAAATCACCCTTACAAATGGATCTCTTATACAGGGGATACCAGCCTCGGAGCCCGAGCGCTACCGAGGTAAGCAATATCACGGGGCCTGGTTTGACGAGCTGTGTGCATTTGATTACATCGACGATGCCTACGATGGCGTACAGTTTACGCTCCGCTTACGGGACCCACGCATCCGTCGAGTGCAGCAGATTATTACCACCACACCCAAACCAAAAGAATTAATTGTAGACCTAAACGAGGGCAAAGTAGGCGGCGACGTGTATGTGTCAAACGCCTCGTCTTATGACAACAGAGCCAACCTCTCAGAGACGTTCTTCAAACAGCTTGAGACTTACGACGGCACTGACATTGGCCGCCAAGAGATCTATGGTGAGATCCTTGACCCGGAGCAGTCCGGCATTATCAAACGTAAACAATTTAAACTCTGGCCTGCCAACAAGCCGACTCCAACACTGGAGTATGTCATTGCGTCGTATGATCCGGCGACTTCTGAGAAGACAATGAACGACCCAACCGCCTGCACTATCTGGGGCGTGTTTGAGCAACAAGACGCTGGCACGGCGGTAATACTACTAGACTCTTGGGACGAACACCTGTCCTACCCGGAGCTGCGTAGGAAGGTAATCAACGACTTCAAGGAGGTCGTCTACGGCGCCGATAATGACTTTGGCAAGGGCCGAAAGGCTGACCTGATCCTGATGGAAGACAAGTCGGCGGGTATCTCGCTAATCCAGGAGCTCCAGGGCGCCGGTGTGCCAGTCAGGGGATATAATCCTGGCCGCGCCGATAAGGTACAACGATTAAACATTGTAGCGCCCCTGGTGTCTAAGGGTAAGGTGTGGATACCAGAGGAACCGCAACGAAAAGGAGAATATGCAGACTGGGCAAAACGTTTTCTGCGTCAAGTATGTTCATTTCCAGAGGCTGGCGGACACGACGACTACGTCGACTCCCTCTCGCAAGCGCTGCGTGTTCTACGTGATTCTGGATGGATCCAACTCGACCCGCTACCAGCTCGAGACTATAGTTACGTGGACGACGACATGAGCAAGCGATTTGCCAACCCCTACGCCCAGTAGGGCGGATCCCCCAAGTTTTGTGCATTAGTATAAATAGGAATAACTACCCGCTCAAAATGAACTTTCTAAAGACCCCCCAACAAAAACTAATGGAAGAGGCCGGCATGATGCCCGCCTCCCCGGGTATGTTAAAGACCCCACAACAGGCGTTGATGGAGGAGTCTGGCATACAGCCCAAGTTTTTTGCTGACGGCGGTAGCACAACAATGAGCGTACAAGATATGTTAGCGGCATTAATTGCAGCCGGACAAAAACCACAAAAATTTGCAGGCGGCGGACTATCAACCCCGGCAAACATTGGAACTCAGGTTGCGTTTAACGCACCGTTTTTAACCCCTGAAATTTTAGAAATGCGAAAGAATATCGCGGCTAAAAAATACGGACCCGCAGCAGAAAACGCAGCTTCTTTAGGTTTGGCAGTGGCGCCATTAAATCCCCTTACTGCTTTTTTATCATTAATGGGCCCTAGCCAACTTGGTGATGCAACATTAGATACTTACAGAAAACAGCAAGCAGAAGAAGCTGCAAGACAACAGGAAATGATTCGTAGGCGTGCAAGAGCACAATCTCCGGTATTTAAACACAACCAGCCAGTGGAAATGATTGACTTGCAAGAGCAGCCAAGTTTTCCTAGCCTATCCAAATTCTACAACAGATAACTTATGGTAAACCCAATACTACCCATTCAGTCTGGCGCAAATTTGCCTGGCCTTGAAAATGAACAAAACGTTAAAGAGGCAGCCGCGCAAGATGCGGAGATGGATTATTACGAAGACGCGTTGGGATTAGAACCCGGTGACGTTGAAGAGGAAGTCATTGAGTTAGAAGATGGTTCTGTTGTAATTAACTATCAAGAAAAACAAAGCCCACGCAAAAACCCAGAGTTTTATGAAAACCTGGCAGAGTCACTAGACGAGGGCACTTTACAGGCTCTGGCAACAGAGTACTTAGATTTAATTGACGTAGACAAAGAGTCACGTTCACAGAGAGACAAACAGTATGAAGAAGGATTGCGTAGAACTGGGCTTGGAAAAGATGCACCAGGAGGGGCGACGTTTGACGGTGCTTCCAAAGTGGTTCACCCAGTTATGGCAGAGGCTTGCGTTGATTTTGCGGCGTCTTCAGCTAAAGAGTTACTCCCATCTGACGGACTCGTTAAGTCAAACATCAAGGGCGAAGCAGACCGATTAAAAGAAGAGACAGCAAACCGTAAGGTTAATTTCCTTAACTGGCAGTTAACCGAGCAAGTACAAGAGTACCGCGACGAAATGGAGCAGTTGCTCACTCAGTTGCCACTTGGTGGATCACAGTTCCTCAAATGGCGCTGGGACGAAGAACAAAAACGTCCAATCTGCGAGTGGGTTGCAATTGATAACATTTTGTTACCATACTCGTCAACTAACTTCTACACAGCACAGCGTGTAACTGAAGTACAAGACATCACCGAAGACACATTTTTGCAACGTGTTGAACAAGGCATTTACATTGACATCAACAGCGAATATTCGTCTGATGCCCCGCTAAACGATCAGACAAGATCTGAAAAAGCAAACAACAAAATCGAGGGCAAAGACATGCCCTCTAAGAACATTGACGGATTGCGTCGTATTTACGAGATTACCTGTTTCATGCGTTTGGAAGAAGACGCAGAGACAGACGGCCAACGCGCACCATACATTTTAATGATTGATGAGACCACAAGCAAAGTCTTGGGTCTGTATCGTAACTGGGAAGCAAATGATGAAAAGTTTGAAAAACTGGACTGGTATGTCGAGTTTAAATTTATCCCTTGGCGTGGCGCTTATGCTATTGGCCTTCCCCATCTTATTGGTGGTCTTAGCGCTGCTCTCACTGGCGCTCTACGCGCTCTCTTGGACGCGGCGCATATTAACAATTCCCAGACGCTACTTAAACTCAAGGGTGGACGAATTGGTGGGCAAAGCGATCGAATCGAACCTACGCAAGTAGTAGAGATTGAGGGAGCACCTGGTGTTGATGATGTTCGCAAGATTGCGATGCCAATGCCATTTAACCAGCCATCATCAGTTTTATACAACTTACTTGGTTGGTTAACAACTGCAGCAAAAGGTGTAGTAACCACCGCAGAAGAAAAAATCGGCGAGGCAAACAACAACATGCCTGTTGGTACGGCCCAGGCTCTCATCGAGCAGGGCGCTAAAGTATTCTCCAGCATTCACGCACGCCTACACCGCAGCCAGGCTAAATCGTTGGCAATTGTTTCGCGTATTAACCACTGGTACCTGGCCGATATGGACAACCAGTCCGGCGAGGCAATTGAGGTTCGTGACTTCGCGTACAACAACGACGTGCGCCCAGTGTCTGACCCCAACATTTTTTCTGAGACACAACGCTTAGCTCAGAACCAGGCGCTGTTACAAATGGCAGCCTCCGCGCCACCCGGAATGTTTGACATCCGTGCGGTGTATCGTAGAGTATTAAACCAATTAAAGGTGCCGTCTGTTGACGAGATACTACCCAATCCGTTGGGAGCA